CTGAGTTGTTAGCGCCAGAGGTATTAGCCTCAAGCGCCTGATCACCAACCGCCGTGTTGTTATTACCTGTATTGAGTTCTAAGGCTTGATATCCAACCGCAGTATTATGATTACCTGTTGTAACTGTCTTTAAGGCTTGCATACCCACAGCGGTATTACGAGTTCCAGTGGTGTTGGAGTATAAAGCCTCACTGCCTATTCCAACATTGCTGGCCCCTGTAGTGTTGGCATACAGCGCACGATACCCATAAGCACTATTATAGCTTGCAGTGGTGTTAGCCCTTAGAGCCTCTTGACCACTAGCAACATTAAACAGACCTGTCGTATTGCTATATCCAGCTTGATAACCAACGGCTACATTTCTTTCACCAGTGGTGTTGGATATCAGTGCTTGAGAACCAAAGGCTGCGTTTTGTGTGCCCGTAGTGTTGTTTTGTAGGGCTGAAACACCTGTAGCAGTGTTATGACTTGCAGTAGTATTATAGTATAATGCGCCATAACCGAGAGCAGTATTATTTCCCCCAGTAGTATTCGTAGTCCCTGCCGTACCACCTATGAGGGTGTTGTTTATACCTGTTGTGACTGATAGTCCTGCTTCATAACCAACAGCCGTATTAAAAGCATTTGTAGCACTTGTAAAGTTTTGTGAGAAAAGGGCAGTGTAACCAACGGCAGTTGATCTGCTCCCTAACGTGTCTGAGCTTAAAGAGTGCGACCCAACTGCCACATTATAGTCAGCATCAGTTAAAGCATCTCCTGCCAAACTACCAATCAGCGTGTTTCTGTTGCCTGTCGTAATTGCAGTTCCTGCATTATGGCCTATAGCTACGTTGTTATCACCACCGCTTGCCACACTATCTAACGCAGTATCACCCAGAGCCACGTTGCTTGTGCCAGTGGGGTAATTACCGTCGAGCTTGATTGTGCCACCATCGACTGACAGGTTGCCAGTCACTGTAAGGTTTCCAACTAGATTTAAACCATCAAAGTGAGCGTTGTTAAATACGTTCGCAGCAACTGCGCCAGTTCCTGCGCCATTAAAGAACACAACCGCAGTCGTCCCCGCTGGAACTTCATAGTCATTGCTTGCGTTATACGTGCCTTGGAACAGCAAAATGCTGCGCGAACCAGATAGGTTGTTACGCACATAGATAATTTTTTCAGCATCATTCGGGGTAAGCTGCACATATACTGTGCCGCCAATATCTCCGCCATCACCAAAAATAACTAATCGATTGCGCCCGTTAGAAGCTGCGCCATCGCTAACTGGAAGTGTGTTTGGGGAACCTGTCGATCCCGTGGCGCTTAACGTTACGGAAACTTGTCCGTCAAGAGAAGTGTCCAACAACTCAAAGTTTGTGTTCGTTGTATCGCCCCATGTACCAGACTGTTCACCTGTGCCTATGAGTTCGATACCGTTATTTAACGTATATGTACTTGCCATGTTATTGTCCTATGCTGCTATGTCATCCCAGTTTGGAGTTTGAGACGGCGTTACGTCGTTCCATGCTGAGGTAGAAGATGTTGTAATCGGAGTATAGCTTGGATTTTGATTTGGAACAATACGCCCCCAAACAAGAACAGAACCAACTTCTCCCGTTGAGGATAAACCCGTAACCGAGGCAGTAGAGCTTGCTTGGGCCTCTACAGCGCCTACCTGACCTGTTCCCAAAACTCCAGTGACGTTTACTGTGACAAATACGCCGACATCCGCAGAGCCAACTTGGCCTGTTGCGGCTATACCAGAAGGCTCGACATTTGCATTTGCTGTAACTGTAACAGAACCAACGGAACCTGTAGATGCAAGACCAGTCACTACTGTTAAGGCGTCAGCTTCAACAGTAACTGAACCAACAGAACCCGTACCCACAACGCCAGTAACAGAAACAACAGAAGAGGCTTCTATGCTTACAGACCCAACAGAACCTGTGCCCCCAACACCAGTAACGTTTACAGCAACCCCTACGCCTTCAACGATGGTTACAGAACCAACCTCACCAGAACTCGAAACGCCAGTCGGGTTAACATTAGCTTCCGCGACAACAACAACTCCGCTGACAGCCCCTGTTGCTTCAAGGCCAGTTACAGGGATACTTGCCCCCGCAGTGACTGTTACAGAGCCAATCTGTCCGACTGCGCCAACGTTCGTAATAGAGTCTTCGCCAAAGGCAAGTTGACCCCACGTCCCTCGGCCCCAGCCTGAAAAAGGGACGATGACATCTGTCATTAGGCTATCCGAATAATCGCGTTAGAAGCATCCGCTGTTGGGAACACAACTGTAAAATCACCGTTGGTAGAAGTTTTATCTGCACCAAAATCCAGAATAACAACTGCTGGATCACCTGACGCCGAGTCGTTGTAGATCATGGCCCCACGGGCTGTAATGGTTGAGGAAGACCACGTTGTATCCGCAAAATCTGTGAGCGCTGTAGTTCCAGAACTGGTTGGGTCAACTCGTGTTAGAGTGTTTCCGCCAGCCGTATACCCTGTTCCTGTCACCTCGTTTGAAGTGGTATAGGCAGTAGTTGCTGCGTTGAACGAAGCGCTGTTGGTGTAAAGAGCAATTTTAAAAGTACTGCCCCCTGAGTTTTTAAAGTTATGCACTGCTTCAAGAAGTTCTTTCTTAAAGCTCGTACACATAAAGTTGCCAGAAAAGGCCATATCAAAGTCTCCTTATAAGTTCTGCAAGCTCTGGATGCCCAGCATCCATAAGAGCGTTGAATATTGTAGTTCTATCACTCTTTACCGCTTCAGTAAGATAAAATTTAACAACATTAGCGACCTGATGTTTAAAAGCTTTAGCTTGCTCTTGTATTTCAGGATGAGAGTTTTCCGAAACAGAAACGATCTTATCTACGCACCTGATTGAAATTTCTTCAGGAGTAAACCCCCTGTTGTTTGTGGACTCTACTCTTACTTGAAAGTCTCCCGTTGACATAGCGTTCATCATTCTTGTCTAGGCTCCCCATCCCGATAGTTGTCTCTTTTTGTTTTTGCATCAATTACAGAAAGCTCCTGCAGAGCCTCTTTATACCTGCTATTATATTGACTCATCATATCTGGCTCTCCCTTCATAAAGGTATAAGCTTCGATTAGAGAACCATACAATAAAACTGTGTCCGCATTTTCTCCCAACCAAGATTCTCCAGAACTAACAATAGACGGCGGATCATAATAATAGTGCAGCTCTACTGCGTAATTGCTATCTGGAGTTGGTCCCAGTATAAAATTTCCAAAACCAGTTTCTGAACCTCCAGAAAAAACATCACCATCAAATAGACCATAATACTTTGGCAGTCCTTGAGTAGACAGCAAGGGATATGCCTCACGAACAAAGTTCACGTCTTTATCTAAAAGATAACTATAGTTTCCAGAGCCATCCACAACGGCTAGAGAAAGAACAGATAGAAAGTCACTAGGTCGCGCTAGGTATTGATTTCCAGATGATACAGCCCCAGTAACATTTTTTCTTAACTCAGGTATCATTACAGTGCGGAAAATTCTTTGCTCTGCTTGCCTGACAAAAGTGGGGATTAAGGAAACAAAAGTTGTTTCTTGATTTTCTGTATAATCCTGAATTGATTGAGTTAGCTCAGTATAATTCATTCTTTGCCCTCACTATAAAGGTTATCGAATATTCGATTTACATCCAATGTATAGTCAAGGTCTGACTTGGAATAGTGGATATGCTGAGATGGCTTAAAATCTGGAGCGCCAGTGCCAGTCTCAAACCACGCTGGGTGCGTTACTCGCACTCTATTGTTAGGTAAAGCAACAATATTTCCCACCCACTTTTCTGATCCTAGCAACTGCAAAACATGACTTTGTTTATGTTGAGCAGGATCATCAGCTATTTCACTGTCTGTATAATCAACAGTAAATAAATATTTAGCAGGAATCATTTCGCCATCAATCTTTGCCATCCAAGGACACGGCGTTGCCCTATCAAGAGTATATACCGCATGATTGTAAGAGGAGCAGTCCCATGGCTGAGCATCATGCACCGCCATGGGTATAGGCCAATCTGCTAAGGGTTCATCTGCAACAAGAGCGGTGATCGGCATTCTTGCCCACATCGCCCCACCATGCACGTTTTCATCAGAGACATCATCCGATTCAGAACCAGTGAAGACAACCTGAAAACTCAAGCATCTATTCGGCATGGTTGTTACAGCAATAGCCATAGCATGCAAAAACTCCCCATGATATTTTTCATGGTTGCAAGTGTATTCACGCCTTACCCAGCACTTGAAGTGAGGTATGTTGCTTTGCAAGTATGGCATAAGTTCAATTGAACCTTTTATCCTGAACGGGTGTAACGAAGGCCACGCTTAGCTGCGCCACCACCACGAGCAACGCCACCAGAAGACTTCTTGACCACACCACCTTTAGCATAGCCCTTCTTCTTCATTGCTCCACCACGCTTCATTGCTGTTGGCTTAGTGCCACTAACATTTTTAGTATTTTTTTCTTTTTTCTTTGCATCTTCACGTATAGCGGCAGCAGCGCCCAGCAGACCACCACCCATCTCTGATATCTTACCAAAAGCGCCTTTGCCTTTGAGCATACCATACGCAGGACTAATCGTACCGAGAAGATCACCGCCGCTCAGTTTCCGAGTGACCTTGCCTCCCTTGGCGTATCCCTTCTTTTTCATTGAACCGCCGCCCATTTTCTTTTTGACAACTTTTTTAGCTGCAGTCTTTTTAACTGCACCACCAGAACTCATTTTACCTTTTCCATCAGCAGCAAAGAATGGAACCTTTTTCCCATTCTTTGTTGTCATTTTAAGCTTGCCCCCCTTAGAGTAGCCTTTTTTCTTCATGCGCATTTTAGTCTCCTAAGATATGGTCACAGTGACCCTTCCAACAGATGTTATCATATATTGTGCGGAATTTCCAACGGGATTCCATCCAAACAACTGACGGCTTTCAAGTAAGGAAGTGTCAGGTCTTGGGTTTCTAAGGGACTGAGGGTCATTTATTTTTACTCGTCCTAAAAAATTCTGGGGCTGATCAGGGTCAACTACATCCTTACCGACACGAAATCCTGTTCTGACTCCGTCTCTATATTCATCGACAAGGTCTTTTAAGGGGTATCGAAATCCCGTCTTGTCGCAAAACCCAAATGCATATTTACCTTTAGCGTATGACATTATCCACCCAACATAAATGTATCATACGGAACAAACTTGATTGATGCCGTCTCTGTGTCTTCACCTGCAGCAAGTTCAAACTGGAACTCATACTCTTGCTTTAATCCTGCTGCTGATTGAGGATTTTTTTTCATAGCAATATAGTATGCCATACCTGAAGCTAGTGCAGGTATAAACCTTGGTGGAATTGAAGCGCTTCCAGCGATGCCAGAAGCAAGTCCATCAATACCTTTCAGCCTATAATACGAAAGCGTATAAGTTTGAGTACTATCGGGAACAGGCCAAAGAGTCACTTTTGTTTCTGACGCGAGCCTTTGGACGTAGATTTGGGTCGGCCTACCTTGCGTGTTTTTGTTGCTTTGCTGCGCGTAGGTTGAGACGCTGACCCTTTCGAGGTTCGTGTCCGTTTGGTTAGTGCCTGTCCCTGTACGGATTTGGTGTTCGATGATGTCGATTGTTTCTGACGGAAGGGTATAAGTTTCCGTACCCGCTGTAATAGCAAGCGTACCCGATTCAATAGTGAAGAGATTAAGACCACGATTTTGCCACTCCAATGTTAAAAGATTAAGACTACGTCTCGCCGTGCGCAGGTCATAACCAGAGCGCATTTCTAATCCAACACGCTCATATGCTTCTTCAAATAGTTCCGATAAGTCTGGTGTAACTACAGCCATCTATTTTTTCCTATGCACTTTTACTTTTTTTGCAATCTTCTTGGGCTGAGCCACATACTGCTTACCAGCTTTAGTGCCTTTTCGTTTCGCCTTTGATGTAGCTGCATATTCCTTAGAACTAAGAGACTTGATAGCTTTATCAGGCAAATACCTCTCACCAGTAGCCTTGGAGCCTTGTGTGGACGGCTTGCCGCTTTTGGTACGCCACTTCTGCTTTGTCCAGCTCTTTAAGCTTTTCTGTGACTTTTTTAATGCCATCAGTCCTTGTAACCCCCACCAGCCTTCTTGTATCTCTGAGCTAGCATCTGAGCCTTCCTTGCAGACCATTGACCCGGCTTACCACCTTTGCCACCAGACTTAATCTGACTAAACAATTTCTTTCTCATAGTGGGCTTAGTATAGTTACCAGCTTCGTTTACACGACTCTTTCCCTTAACAGAGCCACCACCACTCATGCGAATGGCAGTAAGGTCTTTATGATCATCTCCACTAGGTTTTTTAAACATAATAAATTATTTTCTTTCTAGCAAATTCTTCCGCGAGTTCGGCCCCGTTGCGCCAACCCATCACCCCTACTTGAAACCTTACCACCTGATGACATCCTTTTGCCACCAATCTGTATGTTACCAAGAGCTTGAGCAACTGGGATTCCACCAGCGCCCTTTTTAATTGGACCCATCTTCTCCAGTAAAGATTGAATGTCGGATGCGTCTGGCATTACGCCTCCGCCTTTTTTCATTTTTTTTACCATCTTATTACCTGTCATTTGACTACCCATTTGAGAACGAGAAATCATTTTATGATCCTTTTTTCCACTTAGTAGATTTAGACTTAGTTTTACTAGGACTCCATTTAGCTTTATCTGCCCAATAAGCAGCAGACATTTTGCCCTTAGAAATGTTCTTTGCATGTCTAGACTTAAAGGCCTTACGCTGACCAACAGTCTGGTTAGTTTTTACCCCTTGCTGTCCAAACCGAATGGTTTTAATTTTATCACCCTCCTTTGCCACAACTATGTGTGACTTCTTTGGGTGATTGGGAGTGCGCTTGGGCTTGTTAAACCCAGACACTCCCGCTCTTGCTAGACGAGAGTCTTTAGTAGCCATCTATTACCTATCCATACTTCTTTCTCATGTGAAGGATTATAGTATAAGTATCCGCAGACGTATGACCTACTGTTGTAAAATTAATATCTCCAGTAACGCCAGAACCTGCATTATTAGTAAGACCACCAAATACAGTATAGTCATGATTGCCGCTTTGGTTTTCACCAAGCTCAATGCAAAACTGATCTGAGGATGCATCCCAAAAAATCTGAACCTTCATGCCAATGCACTGCCACCAGATTCTTTCTATAATAACACCACTGCAAGGCGTTCCGTCCTGCAAGCTGGAGAGAGAGGATACATCTACTTTTGTAACGGCTGACTCTCCAGTGCCATCTGAAACATTCGTAAATTTTATAACGGCGCTTTGCTTACCGTCTATAAGAGTTTGAGATGTTACTGCATCTGCCATTTATCAATCCTTTTTCTTGGGTGGACGCCCACGTTTCTTTTTGACGGGAACCTCTTTCCACGCCTCATTTACATCAGGCGTGGATGGATCATCTGCTTTTAGCGTACCATCTGTGTTTCTGGCTCGAACCTTCTTTCGAGGGTTCATCATGTTTAGCTTACCCATGCGTCACCTATGAAACGGCTGCGCTAAATGGAGTTGCTTCTGTTCCAGTAGCTGCTTGGTTAATTAAAACACGAAACTTGTTTGAGGCAACATCTTGGATTTCAATGTGACCGCCAAGAATACCGCCAGTTGTAGTTCCATCTAATGTTATGGTATCACTGTCGGCTGCTGTTTCGAAGATAGATGCTGTCGCGCCACCATCGTTTGCAACAACTGCAACACCTGACATTGTGTCATTGGCGTTAGCAACTTGAATCTTGTAACTGTTAGAAGTTACAGTTGTCTGAACAAAAAAACGATATGTATTGCCAGTTCCAGACGCCGCTGGAAGTGTTAAGGTTGCGCCTGACGCTACGTTGAGGTTCATTGTGCGTCCTGCATGAGATGCAGATGTAATTGTTGCGTTTGCTGCAATGGAAACCAAAGAGTTTGAACCGCTAATAAAACCAGCAGTAGAAGTCACTGGACCTGAGAATGTAGTTGAAGCCATATTAATACCCCTTGCACAAGGTTTGGCCTTACAGTCTGTGCAATGTCAGGTGGGGTGTGTCCTGTCTGCAAGGCTAATGTAAACCCCAAATAAACAGTACCACGTTTTTTAAAAAAAGAAAGGGGCAACCTGAGCTGCCCCAATCAATAAGGGAGAAATGAGTAAATTAATACTCAAACTCCTTATATCACAATTTATGCTCCCGGAGAACCATAAATTCCTAATGGGTCGGATACGCCGAAAGAATAACGCTCACGCGCTTTGTAGCGCACGTTACCTGTATCGAAATCACCGTCCATAGATGTTGACATAGGAGTCCGCACAAAGTGCTTCATTCCGTTTGGAACATCTGTAGTGATAAAGAACGCATCTGTGTCAGTCAGGTAGTGATTGACACGATAGCCCTCTGGGATCGAACCGTTTGAACGCAATGCGTTTACGTCGTTATCCGCTGTGCCTGTACGAAGCTCAGTTTGAAGCAAGCGAGTTGCAACGAACATAAGCGCAGGTGGAACGATAAGCTTACGAGGACGAGCCGCAATCAACAGGCCACGTTCGTCAACGAACGCTGCAATGTCGATAACCGCTTGCTCAAGTGAGGTTTCGTTCAAGTCTGCATCCGTCGATAGACGGTTTGCATTGTTACCACCAGCAACAGTTGGGTGCGAAGTTGAAAACAATGTAGCGCCGTCACCTGAATTAAAGGTGTCGAAACCAGTGTTCAACAAGGATGCAGCCTTAACCTGCTTAGTGTAAGCCATGGCGCGAGCCAAAGCCTTTGTGTAACGTGCAGACAAAGAGTCGTACAAGTTGTCTTCCATCGCTTCTTCAGTGATGGAAAAGCCCATTGCAACCGTTTCGTGGTTGTAACGAGCCGTGAAGGACTCCTGCGCGTTGTCATACGAGATCGCTGAACCTTCAGGCTTAACAGGCGCTGCGCCAAAGCCAGAAAGTTTTACTTCCTCCTCAAAGCTACGCTCTGAGTTTTCAGTTTCATAAACCTCTGCATGTTCGTTTTCGTACTTTTCGTACTCCAATCCGAACAACGCATTGAGACCCGGTAGAAGCTCCTTCAGGAGTTGTGCGCGAGAAATAGCCATATCTCAATCTCCTATGCTGAGCCAGTTGTTGACGAGTGCTGATGGTAATTAAACTTACACACCAGAATCGGATAAGAAGTACCTTTCTCATCACCCTGATCGCCACCGAGATAATCGATAATACGAATTGGGTTTTGAGCATCTGTACTTATTTCAGAGATATCCAACGCAACGCGGCTGATATTCAGCGTTGTGTTTGGAGCCGTCTGAACAAGCAAGGTGTTCTTACCGTAGATGTCACCAGTATTAGTTGGCGCACCGTCAGCTTGGATTGTGAATAAAACGCTTGGATCATCAACGACATAGGCCATTGCGTCAGACGCAACAGTACCTGCGGGCCATTTTTGACTAAACGTCATTTGGTTGGTGTTAGGATCAGTGTACTTAACACCCATGAAGATACCTACCATATCAATGGCTGTGGTATCGTCTCCAGTCGCGGCTTGCTTCTGAATGGTTGTCGCTGTTCCACCGTCTACAAGTTGCACAATATCACCTGTGCAAATGTTAGTATTGTAGGCGGAAGCTATTGGATATTGACGGAACACTTCTTGTGAACCGTTATCCAAACGACCAATCGGACGCAGACCAAAGGGAGCAGCAGTTGAAGACATTTGCCTTCTCCTTTTTTTCTACATTTAAAACAAAGTAAGCGCCCTATAAGTTCAATTGAACTTTTAAGTTACTTACCAAACGAGGTGCGCGTATTACGCTCTGGAGCCAGAACGGGCATACGCGGATCATTTTCACGCAGATAGTTACGATCAACAGCATCAATAGCATTTTGTGCGTTTTCTAACTGTCCATCAACACGATCATGCGCGATTTCTTCAGGGATGCTGCAAAGCATTAACCCTCCTACTTCCACATTGTCCTTGAACCTAGAGTCAAGGTCGGACACAACACGAAGCTCTGGATAGTCATCGGCCTTCACAGGAGTATACCCTTCGCGGAAACGGCTAGACACATTTGGATTGTCGCTTTGACCCATTAAAGAAGTGCGAATCCAGCGAAAGTGTAAACCATCACGGGGTTCGGGGGTCGGCAACGTAGACGGTCTACGCCAGTTTTTTCGACGCTGTCCTTGATCACGAGTATCAAGGTTACGTGGTTTCCTTTGATTAGCCATTACTTGCTATCCTTCATGATTTGCGCCGCATATTGTTCATTTGTCAGTCCGAGTCGCTTGGCGATTTTGACAGCGGAAGGAGTCAACTTAACTTTGCGTGGTTTTTTTGAGCTTCTGCTCGCAGGTGCTACCACGTTACCTGTTTGACGGGGCTGTGTGTTGACCTCCACTGTGCCATCGTCAAATTCTTCTGGGAAACGATTCCTCATCGCTCCGTCAATCGAATCATAGTACGCTTTGGTATTTGGGGAAACCCCCGATTTCACAACTTTTTCGTGAACGCCAAATGCATACCCTGTCATTTCTTCATTTTTACCAAACCATGGGTTGTTATCTGCCCACTGCATTGCCTCTGGGTCAGGACGTTTAACCTCTGGATTTGGTTGAGGTTGATAGTTTGGCTGGGCTGCAGGTTGTGGGGGAGCAGGTTTGTAGTTATCTACGCGGAATTTTTCATTCTGCAAGCTATTCAGTTGCTCTTGAGCGGCAAGAAACGCTTCGCTATCCCCCGTGTCATAGGCTTCTTTAGCTGTTCGCTTTGCCTTGTCCATCTCAGCTTGCAAGCGACCCTGCGCCTGTTTTACAAGAACATGCTCTCCTTCAGCTAAACTCTTTCGAAGACGTTCATTTTCTTTATGAATTGTTTCTGCGTAACGAATTGCCTCTTCACGAACACGAGCAGACTCTTCTTTTGCCCTTCGCTCTTCGTGAAATTCATATTTTAATTTTTTGATTCTCTTTTGTACGTTATCGCTATACTGTTCAATCTCTTCATCTTCTGGGATTTCAGGATCAACACCCTCAGACCTGCGAGGCTTGTTGCGGTCTTCCTCTGGGGTATCGTCTTCTATCTCAACTTCAAAATTATCAGAATCAATATCTTCAATGATATCATCTTCTATCTTTTGTGCTTCTGCGTTCATGCTCTTGTATACCCCCTTGGGTCATCAACAACGGCTTCGACCGTGTCATCATTGATAATCCGAAACTCTTTTCCTTGAATTTTAAATCTAGTGCCAGAATAAGAACGAAAAATTACGAAGTCTCCGACCTTACACCAAGGACCATCAGAGAACCTAGACTCATCCTTGTAAGCATCCACACCAACCTTTAGAACAAAGCCAATGATAGAAGCAGTTTCTTCTGCTGATTTAAGCTCATCAGGGACAATCACGCCGCCTTGAGTCTTTTCGCTAATTTCTGGGATAGTTATTAGAAGCCTGTAGCCGGTAGGTTCTGGAAGTTTTGCTTCTATCGCCTCATCTACCTTGGCGTCATCTACATTTACTGTAGCGTACATTATTCACCTATGCGCAGTGGTTTAGGTCCACAGTTACCTTGCGCGGTCTATTCCGCGAATAAGTTAAGATTACAGGAAAAAGTTTTAGCTATCAATATATCTTTTTTCAATTTCTTTTAAATCTTCTAAAATCTTATTATAAGAGCTATATTCTCCAACGGCATGCCAATATGCATCCTGATTTTTAGCTCCGCCAGTTGCTAGAAATTGTTCAATAGAACTTTTGTATTCATTCAACTTACGCTCAAATATTAAGAAGACGTTAGTCTCTTCCATTTTTCTTCTCTTCTGCCTTTAAGATTTCCCTATCATCTAGGTTTAATTCTTTAGCTATTTCTAAACCAAGCCTTGCGCCGGCAAGCTTTTCTGTGCGCTGAGACTTATCAAGCTCCGTTGCCAATCTAGCCCCGACTTGAGCGCCAGCTCTTTTGTCTTCTGATTTAATTCTCATCTCTTGGATGTCTGAATTTGTTTCAGCTTTCATTTTATCAAGTTCAAGTTTGGCCTGATCCATTTCCATCTTGTGCTGCAGCTCTTGCTCTTTAATAGAGAGTTCACGCTGTTGAATTTGCGTGAGGGGGTCTTCTGCTTGCCTCTGAGCCTCAGCTTGCTGTGCTTCTTGTAAATTGCCTTGTGTGACTTTTTGAGAAGCTTCTGCAACAAGCTTTGATAATTCAAACTCTACATCTTCTGGCAACGGAGCATCTGGGTCTGGAAGCTCAACTCCAAGTTTTAATTGTATTTGGCTACGGTACTCCATCGCAACATGCTCTGTAATATGAGAAGACATAGCTGCCTGTATAGCTGAAGCAAATGGAGACTGCCCGATCATTTCTAATATTTTAGGGTCTTGCGCTGCTGCCATATGCGTTTGAATATGAGCCTTGTGATCCTGATAGGCAAAGGCCTTAACTGGCTCTTGCTTGAGAATAGACATATTTTCTGTGACAGGGTCTTTGGGCTTTATCTCGTCTGGTAGTTTTATAATGTCATCTGCATCTTGAATACCAAGTACTTCCAACATCTGACGATGAAGCTTACCCATATCGTATAGCTGAGGCGCTTGCTGAGCAAGCTGCAGAGCAGATTGATACTGCATAATGCGCTGGGCCATAGTGGCAGCGTTCGGGTCGGATACTGGAATTACATCTACCCTGCCGTCAAAATCTTCTGTTCTATTATGCTCTCCCTCCATCTCATACGCATACTCTGCTGGCATGTAGTCATGAATGACCTTTGCCAACAAACGAAGCTCACGCTTCATCGCTGCATGCATACGAGACTGAACTCCTGACATAACCTTCATGGATCGCTCCATGAGCGCGAGCGTTGTCCCGACTGGGGCTTGCGCATTCATGTCACCTACTTGGATGTCAGCAACTGATCCAATGCGTCGGCCTTCTTCAACAATGTTTCCGAGTAACTGATACAGTACGCCTGACGGCTCTTTGTAAGGGATAAACGTAATTGCGTCACGAATAGCACCGCCCGGTACGTCCACATCCCTAAATTCACCCGGCATAAGAGGAGAATCATCACCTTTAATACGCATCCCGCGAGCTTTAAGACCAGCAGGTAAGTTCGATAACGTACCTGCATCAACAAGCTGACGAAGTATGGATGTCGCGGATTTCGCAAGACCACCGATAAGATGTATAAGACCTGTCCCATAGAAGCCGAGACCGGGGAGATATTTGTAATGTACGAAATGTAATCTCTTTTTTTTCTTTTCATCTTCACTATACCAATTCCGACGAATAGACAGAACGGTAGAGGAAGATTTGTCTATTGTTACAACATAGGGGAGTGCCAAGCCGTCAGGATCAGAATGTTCTCCACCAAGGTCCAAGTTAGCATGCACCTCAAGAATAGTGTGTCGATCATCATCTTCCATCACCGCCGACTCACCATCAAGCTCATCGTACTTATCTTCAATATCTGTCCGATCAGGAGAGGGCTCTGGCAGCTCTACATCACGATAGAATCCATTAACTTGAAGCTCAAGAACTTCATTAGAAGTTTTTTTCATGACATGAGTGTATCGCTCACATGTGCCCAAATCAGATGATCCATACGCAACCACGAAGTCTTCCGCTGGAACAAACATAGCGGCTGGGCGTTCGTTGATCGGATCATAGTAAACCTTCTTGAAGGCAGAGCCAGCAAGCGGAAGCTTGAACAACATCTGTTCTGTTTCTTCACGGTACTCAACCATCTCTTCAGTAAGAAGATAGTTCATCTCCGTCTCTACACGCTGAGACTGTTTGTATTTTTCTGTGGATAGTTTGCCCATGATCTTAGTGCGAACAGGCCCAGAAGCAGGGAAAAGCTCGCCCATGGCCTGTGCTTGGAAACGAACAACAGATTCTGTGAGAAGGGGATGGAATACACCTGAAGCCCCAGCCCAAGGCTGTTGACGTTCCTCAATCTTTAAACCTAGTAAGTCTAAGCCTTTCACATAGGCTCTTGCCCAATCCTTGCGAGATTCACGGTCAGACTCAAACTCTTCTATCAATTCTGAGGAAAGGATTTGAAGTTCCTGATCATCCATGAACTCAGCTAAATTGCTTTCATGGTCAGGGCCAAGAAGTTCATCTGTTATGTCACCAGTGAAATCAATAACAATACTACCATCATCAGTCTCCATGGAAACTGCATCTGGGTTCACAATTTCAATTTCCAGATCAGCCTCTTTATCTTCATCATCCTGCATTTGATCAGGGTCAAAAGGTTCCATAGGTTTTGTAATAGCCATGCTGTTTTCCTCTATGCTCCACAGAACTATAGCAGATCAATTAATAATATTCCACTGGTCTTATGTATTTAGGCTTATCGTCATAATCATCACTTGATGATCTGATCCATCCACCCTGTCTGAATCGTATCAATGCCTGTGACACGGAGTCAACATAGTCATCATGTTCTCCAGAGGGAAACGACGCACACTCTTCGATAACATCATATGATCCTTTTGTTGGGGGATGCCACACTACGCCACTTGCAAACAGGTCAGTTACTGCATTCACACGAGCAATTTTGTCTTGCCCACGAGACGGCGTAAACTCTGTAACGGGTAGACCCATCGCCCTAAGCTCAAATATCAACGGCGCACCTGAAGCTTTCTTTTCCACAATCAATTGATCTGGTTCGTACTCCCAGTACTTCTCATAAGCAAGCTGCTTTAGCTCTGGGAACTCTAGCTTTTCCTTATACGCATCTAACAATATTAGATTTGGAGTAGTGCCATTATTGATATCTGAATGATAGAATATCCCCCAAGTTGTACAGGCGCTGTAATCTGATCTTTGTGTTTTCAGGAAGGCAGTATCCCAAGACTGAAGTATTGCCTGACACATAGGGGGTTCTTCATGTTCCCACTCATTCCACCATTCTCGCTTAATAAGCGCACCCTCTTCAGAGGTTGGGTTCTGTTGATACTGAGCATTCCACTTTGATACTGGAATCTCAGCCTTAATCGCTTCTAGTTCTTGCTTTCCCCAGAACTCAGGCCATAATGATTTCCCAGAAGGCATGATTGCTGGAAGTTCTATTACTTTCCAATCATCAGTACCCTCAATCTCAGCCGATCTCTTAATGATTTGTCCTGTAAGATCGCGCTTTGACCAACGTGTCATTACAATAATGATAGCCCCACCGGGCTGTAACCGCTGACGGGGGCCAGATGTATACCATTCATAAACACGATCATAGACTTCTGGGTTGAACTGACCTTGCTGAGCTTCTTGTTCTGAGTGGGGGTCATCAATAATCAGAACATCCGCACCCTTACCAGTTACCGCACCGCCTACACCAATAGCAAAGTAGTCACCTTGCTTGTTAGTGTTCCAACGTCCTGCAGCTTTTGAGTCAGAAGATAGCTCAATGCCAGAAAAAACATCCTGAAAGTCATCGCCTTGGATGAGGTTACGAACCTTACGTCCAAATCCCACTGCCAATTCTGCAGTGTGAGCAGTTTGAATTATCTTTTTTTGTGGGTACTGACCAAGATACCAAGCAGGAAAAAGATAAGAAGCAAATTCAGACTTCGTATGCCGAGGCGGCATGTTAATAATTAAACGCTTCAGCTTTCCGCTGGCAACCTGCTCAAAGGCATCAGCCATAGTTTTATGATGCCTACCACCAATGAAGCTAGGCCACATCATTTTAACAAACTCTAAAAAATCAGTTCTGGCGTTTTCCTTTGATCGCGCCGAATCAAGAGCCTCAAGCTCCTTTAGAATTTCTGCCCTTTGATCTAGAGGGAGTGTTGATATCTTTTCTAAGATATTTGAATGCTTACCCATGATTTGAAAAATTCATAAACTTTACGGACCATAATCTTCGAACTTCGATCGTGGATCGACCTCCGATGCAGGAGCAGCAGGAGGAGCAGCAGGAGCAGCAACTTCAGAAATGTTCGGCACTACATACTCTGGCGGTGGTTGAAACTCATAAGGCTGAGGTATGTATCTAGTTTGTACAGGCAAGAGCTCCGATCTCCTAGAGACTTGCTGATCTCCAAGTGGTGAATTAAAAGGCTTAGGGACAGGAGCTACATAACTGGAGTACAAAGTTTCAAGATTGGAGCCAAAGCTACCTTGAGGACCACCAAGGGATTGAGGGAAAGCATTGGTCTGAGCATTGGTCTGAGTATAGGGTTGAGAATATGTTGTCGGCCTCTGAGTAAACCCGCCAAAATTACGACGCATGGAAGGTCCGTACTGATCTCGATATGCGCCAATTCCGCCCATCATACTTTGAGAAAAGATATTACGAATTAAATTTTGTTGATCTTCAAGTTGCTTAATGCGGTAATCTTTGAAGCCGCTGCTTTGCTCAAAATCTCTTTGTAACTGACCATAGCGACTCATCTGTTCCTGAGTCGGACCCATGGATTTCTGATAGTCCATTAGGGCTTGGTACTGTTCATTTCCTTCAAATGGGTTTTTTGGTGGAGCTGGATATGAACCCATACCGTAGTTATTTCCATAAAACTGGTTAGGTTGTGAGTAGCTGTTGTAAGATTTATACCTAGAGCCCCCACCCCCAAAGGGGCTTTGACTATACATCGGGCCTTGACCGCCCTTGCCGCTGGAATAAGAAGGTTGCTGTTGAGGATACATATATGGACTTGGTAAGCCATATCCACCGCCCATTCCTCCACCCGCTCCTGCGCCCATGACCATTCTCCTGAAAGTACTAAAGACAAGCATAGCAAATAAATTGCCCCTTGAAAAGTTCTATTGAACTTAACGTGCTTGCAATGAGTGAGCGTATATGTATTATAATATATAATATATATAATATATATAATACTCTCTCTCTTAGAGAGAGAGATATAGTATATTATAATTATATATAATATAACTAGCATATGCTTATAGTTGATAATAACTGCTTTGTTGTTGAAATACCCAAGACAGGGTCTTCTACACTTCAGTGGATTGTGGACAAGGTCTACAACGGAAGTGTTCTCAACGGGCATCACCCCGTCTCAGAAGCAAAATTAAAAAATGAAAATAAAAATTTTAGTCAGATAGTGGCTGTTGTCCGAAACCCAGAGGACAGACTTGTGAGCGCAGTTAACTACTGTCTAAAAAACGCCGCAACCCAGTCAGGGAGTGCCAAACCAAAAAACAAATCAGCGATAGCCAAAGAAGCTTCCCAATTAATGAAGGGAGCAATCAAAGGATACAGCAAGAAAGACGGCCTCGTAAAACACTTCTGCTTCAGAACCCAACAAAGTTTTCTAGATACAGCAGATAAAGTGAAGATATTCACCTTCAATGAACTCCATCTAGCAGCACGGCACTTAGGTTGGAATGGAGATATGCCTCACATCAATCAGGGAGAGGCGTGGATAGCCAAGTCTGATCTTCAGGTACTTACCCCCTACAAAGAGCTACTGCCCCTCTACGAGGCAGATATGAAGCTCTATGAATCCTTTTCGATTTTCGAAGTATAGTACTAATACCCCTATTTGAACCTATGGGGTTTCTGAGTGTGCGAAACATCATGTATGTATATCGTGCGCAGCGTGGCCCGAAACAGGGGGGTGGGGGTAGGTGGGGGTCGAGATACTACTAAATTTGCGCACACACGTAAGGAAATGTTCAATTGAACTTTTTAACCCAGACCAAGACGATCAAGTTTGTCACGCAGATCACGTTCGATTTCGTCAGCAGTCCTGTCTGTCTTATCGTCGGTCTCCACACGATCTGTGAACAGCGCAACTGATTTGCCCAACAACTCCAACGCACGAACACGAGCCCCGTCCTGCACCCCGTCGTCAAGGGCTATGCCTTCGAGCTGTTTCAAAACCAGATCACTTCGAGAGAGCGACTGCATGCGCCGTTCCCGCTCCTTCTGGCTATGCAGCTCATCTAATCTTGCGGATACCTTGGGGTTGATTGCTAGCTCATACGCTTGACGATGTATCGTTGCTGGTAACATGTTCTGGGCGTCATACGACTGCCTATACGCATCACTAAAAGAAGCACCACCAAA